CGTCAGATGGTTATAAGAGACAGGAACTATTGCAGCTGTAGATTTCGATGGATTTAAGGTTGGTAAAATTACATTTGTCGATAATTACTTAACACAAGATTCAATTATTAATCTGGATGCTTATGTAACAAGGAAGATCGCTCGTGCAATTGCTAAAGCGTTAGATAAAGCGATTGTAAAAGGCGAAGGTCCGGCAAACAAACAACCGACAGGTATCATTCCTTCCTTGCCTGCTGAAAACAAAGTAACCGTGCAAGCTGATGCAAATCTTGTTAAAAATCTCGCTAAACAAATCGGGATTATTGATACTGGAGAAGATTCTGTTGGCGAAATTGTCGCTGTTATGCACCGAAAAACTTACTACAATCGTTTAGTTGAATTCAGTATTCAAGTAGATTCCGCTGGAAATGTTGTTGGAAAATTACCGAACTTACGTCAACCTGACTTTTTGGGCTTACGAGTAGTATTTAATAATTTCCTTGATGAAGATACTGTTTTGTTTGGTGATTTCCAACAATACACGCTGGTAGAACGTGAAGCTATTTCCATTGACACATCTGTCCACGTAAAATTCGCTGAAGATCAAACAGCATTCCGTGGAAAAGGCCGTTTTGACGGTAAACCTGTTAAACCTGAAGCTTTCGTACTGGTAACTATCGAAGAAGTACCGGAAGCGTAAGGTGATGTAAATGGTCAAATATCGTGTAGTTCACGACTTCATAGATTTGCAGGATAATAGACATCTCTACCGTGCGGGGGATAAGTACCCACGTAAAGGTAGGGTGAAGAAGGAACGGATTGAGGAATTGATGAGTAGTAAAAATAAAGCCGGAATTCCTTTGATTAAGGAAGTGGAAGAAGGCGATACGTAATGTTTAACGATAAGCAGAAGGAAACAACGCTTAATTTGGTGAAAGAGCGTTTAGGTATCCGCACGAATGTGCGAGATACTTATTTAAGAGCAATAGTTGATTCGGTTCTAGCAGAATTGGAGCAAGAAAAAGGGTTATCTCTTGATGGAGATAACCCTTATCATTTTATGTTTGTCGTTGATTATACCGAATGGCGCTATTCAAACCGGGGAAGCCAGGAAGGTATGCCACGTCATTTGCAGTTCAGACTTCATAACTTAATAATCCACAACAAGATTTCAAGGGAAGATGATGAAAATGTACAATCATGAGCTCACCTTGATTAGCGAAGAAACTGTATATGACGAATACGGCATACCGAAGAAAGAAACTAAAAAAACAAATGTTCTCTGCAAAGTCCAGTCAGTTGGAAGAAATGAATTTTATGGTGCTGCCACAACCGGATTAAAACCTGAAGTGGTTTTTATTATTCATGATTATGAATACAACGGAGAAAAAGAGGTTGAGTTTGAAGGAAAAAAATATCGTGTAATCCGAACATATTCAACCGATTTTGAGGAAATCGAGTTAACCTGTGAGCGTGATTGAAATGGGTATCGAAATTGGTCAGTTAGCCAATGAAATTTCAAAAGCACTGAAAGAATACACCGCAGAAGTAACCGAAGAACTGGAAAAAGCCAAACAAGAGGTCGCCAAAGAAGGCGTGAAAGAGCTTAAAAAGACTAGCCCGAAAAGGACAGGTGAATATCGAAAAGGGTGGCGAACTAAAAAACAAGGCACTGCGCAGATTGTGTATAATGCAACAAAACCACAGTTGACACATTTGCTTGAAAAAGGTCATGCCAAACGTGGTGGTGGGCGAGTTCCAGGGCAACCGCACATCGCACCTGTAGAAGAAAAAATGGTGAAAGAATTTGAGGAAAGAGTGGAGAGGGCGATCAGAGGATGACTTTGTTGGAATTCGTTCAATTGTTGCGGTCAACTGGTTTTCCGGTGGCATACTCACATTTTGAAGATCCAGCGCCCGATCCGCCTTTTATTTGTTATACAATCCCGGGACAGCCACATTTTACTGCAGACAACAGGGTTTATCACAAAATTAGTGATATAGATATCGAATTGTATACCGCATACAAAGACTTTGAAGCTGAAAAAAAGCTTGAAGATGTCCTGGATGCCAACAACATTCCGTATTACCCATACGAAACTTACATTGAAGGGGAAAAACTCTATCAAAAAATCTATGAAGTGAGGTTGATATAAAATGCCTGAAAACAGAGTGACATTTGGTTTACAAGATGTTCACTATGCACCTTATACAATTGATGAAGACGGAGCAGTAGCATATGAAAAACCAATTCGTTTGCCTGGTGCAATTGAATTAACACTTGAGCCACGTGGAGATATGGTTGAACATTATGCGGACAACATGTTGTATTATTCTGCATCAAATAACCAAGGTTATGAAGGCACGTTGTCTATTTCTCATATACCGGAACAATTTTTAATTGATGCCTTGGGCGAAGAAAAAGATGAGACAGACATGGTATTGAGCGAAATTGCAAACAAACAGGGTAAACCATTTGCTTTGTTATTTCAATTCGAAGGTGACGTAAAGGCAACTCGTCATGTACTTTACAATTGTACAGCAAATCGTCCAACAATTGCGTCCGCAACGAAGACTGACTCTGTAGAGCCAAATACAAACGAATTAACGTTTGTTGCTAGTGCAATTAACATCAACGGTAAATTATATGTAAAAGCTAAAACGACACCATCAACACCACAAAATGTTTATGACAATTGGTATGAACAGGTATATATTCCAGGGCAAACGCCCAGCGTATAATAGCGTATAATGAGGTGATCTAATTGGAAAAAACGATTGAAATAGATGGAAAACAAGTTAAATTGAAGTCTCATGCTGCTATTCCACTTATGTATCAAGCGCAATTCAAACGTGATTTTTTTGCCGATATACTGAAAATGAACAAGTTGAGTGAGTTTAACACAAAGAAAAAGAACTTTGAAGTGCTGTCGGATCTGGACAGCACTGTTTTTTATAATATCTTATGGATATATGCCAAATCAGCTAATCCGAATATTGAAGAACCAATTAAATGGTTTTCACAATTTGAAGAGTTCCCTCTCCAAGATATTATTTTGGAGATTACGGATTTACTGCAACATTCATTCAAAACTAAAAAAAAATGAATAATGGAGCATCGGAGGGTGAACTTATCACCACCGATGCTTTTTTGTTATGTTGTAAATTGGCCAAATTAACCCGGGAAGATCTGGAACTGATGGATATTGGGAATTGCCTGGATTATATTGACGAATACACAGATTTCATCACTCCAAAGAAACATAAAAAGAAAGTACGCCGAGCTACACAAGCCGATATGGACGCCTTCTAAAAGGTAGGTGAGAATATGGCAAAAAAGAGAATACGAGGCATTACCATTGAACTTGATGGTGAAACAAAAGGGCTTGATAAGGCTTTACAAGATGTTAATAAGCGCAGTCGTGATTTACAGAGCGAATTAAGAGAAGTTAACAATGCGTTGAAGTTTAACCCGGATAACGTCGAGTTACTTGCTCAAAAACAACAATTATTAACCGAACAAATCGAAACAACCACAGAAAAGTTAAACAAATTAAAAAGCGTACAAGAGCAAGTAGAAAATCAATATAAAAGTGGAGAGATAGGAGCAGAACAATACCGAGCATTCCAGCGTGAAGTTATCCGCACTGAGAGCAAATTAAATAGTTTCAAGAAAGAATTAGCGGCAATTGATGATACAAAAGCACCTGAAAACCTAAAAAAGGAATTCCAACAAGTAGAAAAGGAAACAGAAGAAGCAAAACAGGAAATTAAAGAGTTAGGTAACGAACTGTTGAACATGGCCGCTGGGCTTGCGGCGGGCATGGGAATAGCAGAAATTGTTGAAAAGTCTTTGGATTTTTCGTCACTTGATACAAAAATTGAAATTTCTTTCGATGTACCGGAGGAATCTAAAAAGGCGGTTAAAGAAGCAATCAATTCTGTAGTGGCTTATGGTGTGGATGCCGAATCTGCTTTGGAAGGCGTCCGTAGACAATGGGCATTAAACGCTGATGCTTCAGATGAAGCCAACGCCAGGATTATTCGGGCTGCTGGGGCGATTGCTGCTGCTTATGATGGCATTGATTTCACTGAGCTGATTCAAGAAATCAATGAAATTTCTGGAGAACTTGAAATAACGGATGAACAAGCGCTTGGCTTGGTTAATTCGCTCTTAAAAATTGGTTTTCCTCCAGAACAATTGGATATTATTGCAGAGTATGGACAACAATTACGCCGTGCCGGGTATGAAGCCGAGGATATTCAAGCCATTATGGCTGCAGGTATTAAGACAGATACCTGGAATATAGATAATTTGCTTGATGGTTTGAAAGAAGGCCGTATTCGACTCGCTGAATTTGGCCAAGAAGTGCCAAAAGCGATGGGAGAATTATTAGCAAAGACTGATATATCCGCTAAACAACTTCAAGAATGGGGAAAAGCTGTCGCAAAGGGCGGGGAAGAAGGACATACCGCCATGCAACAAGTAGCCCAGGCTGTGGCGAAAATCGAAGATGAAACCGTAAAGAACGCAATAGGTACGCAGATTTGGGGGACTATGTGGGAAGACCAGGGCGAAAACATCATAGAAACCCTCATGGGAATCGACGAAAACCTTATGTACGCCGAGGAAAACCAGGCTTTGCTCAATGAAACGGTAGAGAATTTGAATTCGGATCCTGCAGTCAAAATGCAGCAGGCCTTTTCTGATATAAAAATTGCTTTGGAACCTTTGCTTGTCGATATTTCCAACCTGATTTCAAAAGTAGCCGAGTGGATGAAACAAAATCCGCAATTGGCTGCGACAATCACGGTTATTGTGACAGTTATTGGGATATTAGCGGGATTAGCATTAGGC